CTATGGAGGCGGACTATTCCAACTATGATCGATACATGCCTGTAGATATCTTTTTATTCTTTGTTAGTCAATATCTGTCTAATAAACCTAACAAACAATACTGGTTCGATATTTGTTCTTTCTTACATCATGGTATCGCAATGATTTGGCCAGATTATATACAACGCCATACTTTAGGTACTGGATACATTTTCCTCGCTAAAGTGATAGGTTTATTATCGGGTCTTAAAATCACTTCAGAAGAAGGTACGTTCGTTAATTTGATCGTTAATATACAGGCTTTGTTGGATGGAGGTAAACATAGTGAGAGCGAGTTATTTGATTATCTTACTTATTATTTACATGAACCTCCTGGATCTCGAACTGAATTAGTAGACATACAATCGGATGATACTCTTCTAAAACACAATAACTTGAAGAGTTTGTTGCATATGGCTGCTCATTTCAAAACGAATGCGGATCTGGCTGGTATCAAAGGTAGCATTGAGATCGGCGAAAGATTCTTGATGCGAATGATGCTTCAAGGGGCTGACTCTCCTGTACCTTATCGGGTTTTTCAAAATACGATAAGTAATGAGGAAAGCGTTGTTGATATTCTGAAATTTGCCGTTGGTTTTGCTATAAGAACAGATGGATTGTTAGGTCACAAGACTTATGATCCATTCCATACCGGGCAAATTCGAGAAATACAAGCAACAGAGATTATGATCACTCACGAAACTCTTTTAAGCTTAGGTAAATTCCTTCGTACTTCTTCCGTTCCTAACAAACTTACTGTAGAAGTTTTAGATTTGCTAATTACCGCGTCTACTCGAATGATGAGACAGATAGGTTTATACGGTAAGAAAGTTGATGAAGTATCAGTGTCCGACCTTTCTCTAAAAGTAAAAATGAACGGAGAAGACGCATCTCATTTAGATAAAGCAAGGAAAGAGTTATTGAGAAGATTAGCCGTTCAGGAACAAGAAAAGATCTCATTAGACCCTTATCAGACTATGATAGGTAAGTTGATGAGCGATAGAAATAATCCAAGCAGTAAGTATCTTCTCGATGAAATTACTGCTTTAGCTCCTAGTCTTGCTTCCACTACTACAGCTATTAGTCAGAAAGAATATAAATTCTTTCGATTCGCACTTAATAAAGTAGGTATACCATTACACTTATAAAAATACAAACTATGAACTTAACACCCATTTTCCAAATCACCATCCCTGGTCGCTTCAAAGAAGTAGGAGGGATCCCCAATACTTTCGTTCCCTTCGTAGATGATTTACGAAGGGAGCAATTCGGAGCAAGCGAGAGTTTAACTCAAT